ACCGAGAACAAGTTGATTTTGATGGAAACAGATTTGGGAATGAACACTGAGTTTCGTATTAAATGGCCTCGAGGCGAGATGGGTAGCTTGCCAGCCGACTCAGAACAATTTATGATGATCGAGCATTTGGCTAGTGAACTAGAAAAACTAGCAGAAAATATAGAATCAGGAAATGCTCCACATGACCAGCAGCAGAAACTGGTTTTGGAGTTTTATGACAGGCGGCTTACAAAGATTGAGGACAATATAGAAAAGTTGACTAACAAATGATTGAGATGACGTTTGTTTTACTGTTGATGATTGGGGAAGAGCGTATTGAATATACGCCTTACAAGAATCTGTCTGAGTGTTTGAACATACGCCGTAAGATAAAACGTAATGTTGGGCATACGACTGACTTTGATAAGAAGTGGTCATGTAAGCAGCTGAAGGTTAGGCTTGAGGCTGGTGAGATTTTAGAAATCTTGGAGGACGAATGATACAAGCATTGATTGGACCAATCGCTAATTTAGCTGGCTCTTTTATGGAGTCTAAAATAGAGCAGACTAAAGCCAAAGGTAGAGTTGCTCAAGCTAAAGCAGAGGCAGAAGCAGAAGTTATGAAAGTAGCTGCCACCCACGAAGCAGGGTGGGAAAAAATTATGGCGCAAGCCTCTGACAATAGTTGGAAGGATGAGGCATGGACAATATTGTTTATTATCATTATAGCTATGTGTTTTATTCCGTTCACACAACCATATGTAGATGCAGGGTTTGCGGCCTTATCCCGCACACCTGAATGGTTTCAATGGGCGATGTACGCTTCTATTGGAGCAAGTTTTGGAATAAGGGGTATTAAAGGATTTAAAAAATGAGTTTATATAGGAACATAGCAAAGCGTAGAGCTAGTGGTAAGCCAATGCGTAAAGCTGGACAAAAAGGCGCACCATCAGCTGCTGATTTTAAAAATGCAGCTAAAACTGCTAAAAAACGTAAGAAAGTTCGTAAAACATAGATGTCTACCCTTTACATCCATGAAAAACTCCGTAATATAATCGTTGAACGAGAAAATATGATTACTGAACAACTAATACATGGTTCAGTAGATGATATTACTGCATTCAAGGAACTACGAGCTAGGCTTGTAGAACTTGCAACAATTAAACAGGAGCTTGACCTCCTGCTCAAAAGGATAGAACATGAGTAAAACTCTATTTGTTCCAGAGCGATATGCAAAAGTCGCTGCACAAAGTAATAAAAAAGCAACATCCCCTGAAAATATAACGGCAAAAGAAAAACTACCGCAGCCTTCTGGTTGGCGTATTTTGATTCTGCCTTACCGTGGAAAAGGTAAAACTGAGGGCGGTGTGTATCTACCAGATCAACATGTAGACCGTGAAGCGTTAGCTACTGTTTGTGGTTATGTGGTCAAAATGGGTCCTCTTGCATATAAAGACCCCAACAAATTTGGCAACCCGAATGACCCTAATGAAAATTGGAAACCGTGGTGTAAAGAAGGTGATTGGGTAATTTTTGGTCGTTATGCTGGTAGCAGATTTAAAATAGATGGTGGTGAGGTTCGTTTATTAAATGATGATGAAATACTAGCCACAATTAATAATCCTGAAGATATAATCCACACATAGGAGTGATTCTTATGCCCGAAGCTAAACAAGTTGAAGATGAAGTTGTAGAAGTGGAATTGGAAAATGACACAGAAGAAAACCAAGAAAGCAGCCAAGAAGCTGCCGAAGAAGAAAGCTCAGAAAAAGTCAGTGCGAGCGAAGAAACCTCAGACGAAGACCTTGAAGGTTACAGCGACAAAGTCAAAAAGCGCATTGAAAAACTCACCTACAAAATGCGTGAAGCTGAGCGACGTGAAAAAGCAGCTACTGAGTATGCTAGATCTGTTCAAGAGCAAAATGAGCAGCTTCAAAAACGCAGTTCTCAAATTGATGAATCGTATATAAGTGAGTACGATCAAAGAGTAACATCACAGGAAGATGTGCTCAAAAAACAACTTAGTGAGGCTATTAATGTTGGTGATGTTGATGCACAAATAGAAGCGCAAAAATCGATTGCTAAATTAGCAATTGAAACTGAGCGTTTAAACGTAGCTAAACAACAATTAGAGCAACGTAAAGCAGCTCCACAACAGCAACCACAAACAGCTCCGCAGCAACAGCCAAATAATCAGCCAGATCCGAAAGCTAGATCTTGGGCAGAACGTAATACTTGGTTCGGGCAAGATGAGCCTATGACACTTACGGCATTTAGCATACATAAAAAACTCATAGAGGAAGAATATTTTGATCCTTCCTCTGATGACTACTATGATGAGTTAGATAAACGTATGCGTGATGAATTTCCCCATAAATTTCAACAGGGAAGTAGATCAAATACTCGTGCTCCTGTAGCTGGTGCTTCAAGGTCATCAGGTAAGTCCACTAATAAAAAAATCAAATTAACACCTTCTCAGGTTGCAATCGCAGATAAATTAGGTGTATCTTATGAACAATATGCGAAGCAACTAGCTCGCTTACAATCGTGAAGGAATAGATCATGGATCGTACCCCACGCAATACTGCCACTCGAGAAAAAGAATCTCGCCGTAAACCTTGGACTCCTCCGTCTTCATTAGACGCACCACCACCCCCTGAAGGTTATACACATCGTTGGATCCGTGAATCCGTTATGGGTTTTGACGATAATAAAAACCTTGCAGCTCGCTTACGCGAAGGCTTTGAATTAGTTCGCGCCGAAGAGTATCCTGACTTTGCTGCTCCTACTGTACAAGATGGTAAACACGCTGGAGTTATCGGTGTCGGGGGACTCATTTTAGCAAGATTCCCTATAGAGTCAAAAGTCGAGCGTGATAATTTTTATCGCGAAAAAACAGCAGATCAAATGAAAGCTGTAGATAATGATCTTATGAGGGAACAACATAGTTCGATGCCGATACATAATGATCGGCAATCTCGTGTAACCTTCGGAGCTAAAGGTGGCTCCGATAATTAGAAGAGGACTGAATAATGGCTGGTACAAATCTTGATGCCCCATTTGGCTTGCGTCCATACAATCTTCTAGGTGGCGCAGCGAACTCCACAGGTTTGACGTCTTATCTCGTACAAGTTAATGGAACGGCTGGATCATCATCTGCTATTTATCAAGGCGATATGGTGATTCCTCTTACTAATGGACTTGTAGACGTGAGTGCGGCAGATGGTGGTAGTGTTGCTATCCTAGGCGTTATGGCCGGATGTCAATTTGTAAACACCGATGGTGAAACAGTGTTTACAAACAACTATCCCGGAACATCTTCTTTAAAATCTAATAGCGAGGCAAGGGTTTTTGTTTACGATAACCCTCACCAAGTTTATGAAGTTAAAGCTGATGCTTCGTTGACTAATATTGCTACAGCAACCGCGTTGATCCACTCTAATGCAGAGGGTGTCAACTTTGGATCACAGAATGGTTCTACTGGTATTTCTATCGGTGAAGTTTCTGTGTCTACTGCTGGCGCAACTACAGCAACGGATAACTTCCGTATTGTTGGTATTAAAGATCCATTTGATGAGATTGATGTTGCATCTGCTGGTGTAACATTACTTGTTAAACTGAATCTTCCATTCCATACTGCAACCACTGGTCTATAAGGAGTAATTAGATATGGCTATTGCAAGATCCCAACTCCTTAAAGAACTAGAGCCTGGACTAAACGCTCTGTTTGGTATGGAGTACGACCGTTACGAAAATGAACATGCTGAGATTTACGAATCAGAAAATTCAGATCGTGCGTTCGAAGAAGAGGTAATGCTCGCTGGCTTTGGTGCTGCACCCATCAAACAAGAAGGTGCTGCGGTATCATTTGATATGGCTAATGAGTCATTTACTGCTCGTTACACACATGAAACAATCGCACTCGCGTTTTCGATTACTGAAGAAGCCGTTGAGGATAACCTCTACGACAAGCTCAGCTCTCGTTACACTCGTGCATTGGCTCGTTCCATGGCTAACACTAAGCAAGTCAAGGCAGCAGCAACGCTGAATAATGCCTTTGATTCTAGCTTTACATTTGGCGATGGTAAGGAATTGTGTGCAACAGATCATCCAACCACTGCTGGTGGCAATTTCCGTAATGAGTTGTCAACTGCGGCTGACTTGAATGAAACGTCACTTGAGCAATCACTGATTGATATTTCAGCTTTCATTGACGAGCGTGGCTTAAAAATTGCGCTTCGTGGTATGAAAATGATTATCCCACCAGCATTGCAATTTGTGGCAGAGCGGTTGATGGCAAGTAATCTGCGTCCAGGATCAGCAGATAATGATGTCAATGCTGTCCGTAACATGGGTATGCTGCCTGAGGGTTATGTGGTCAACCACTTCCTAACCGATACAGACGCGTTCTTCATTAAAACGGATGCACCAAACGGCTTCAAGCATTTTGTTCGTACACCTATGCAAACTGCTATGGAAGGCGATTTTGATACAGGTAACGTGCGGTACAAAGCTCGTGAGCGTTATAGCTTCGGCGTATCTGACCCTCGTTGTGTATTTGGCTCTCCTGGAGCGTAACACAAAATATTCAAAAGGGCGGCTTGCGAGCCGCCCTTTTTTTGTTTATAGTTTTTGAATCCTGACAGCCACATTGGGTGGCTGACATTAGCCAAGACAGGAGATTGACATGGCTACTACTACCTTTTCGGGACCAGTCCGTTCAAAGGGCGGTTTTAATGTAATCAATGAAAGCAGCACAACTGGTGCAGTTACGCAAACAGGTTTTTCTGTTAATGCTACAGGCCAACTTATTTCTATGGGTACTCGCAAAATACAATCTTTTGCTGGCACTCTTGCTTCTACAAATGCAGCCGCAACTGCTTATGCAGATGGTGATTGTCTTGTAGAGTTAGGCACACTTAATGTAGACGCGCCAGATGATTTAGTAACACCAAGTAAAATATTTATTCATCGTGCATTAATTGGCATCACAACTGCCGCTGGTCAAACTCTTGCTGGAAACCTTGCTTTGAGTTCTACAAGCGGTACAGCCACTAATGCTGCTGTTTCAGGTACTGAAATTGTTGGTGCTGGTGTTACCTCTTTTAATGAGCAATTGAGCGCAACTCAATCTATTACTGAGATTGATGTAAACTTTAATGATACAGCAGGTAATTACCATATTTTCGTGCCAAACATTACGGCGGCTGTCGCAAATGTGCATCTATATGCAAGAGCCACAACTACTGTAAATGCTGATATTACGGCTGGCAGATTTACTGTGGAGCTAGAATACTCAGTTTACTAATAGGAGAATGTTATGGCTGATGCAGTCACTTCACAAACTTTAATAGATGGTGAACGCACCGCCGTATTAAAGTTTACTAACATCTCTGACGGCTCTGGAGAGAGTGCCGTAAAAAAAGTAGACGTAAGTGCATTATCTACCAGTGGTAATAAACAAACGTGTACGGGATGCTCAATAGAAAAAATCTGGTGGCAGTGCAATGGCATGAAAGTACAAATACTTTTTGATGCTTCATCGGATGTTATTGCTATTGAATTAGGCGAAAACCAAAGCGGATACCATGATTATAGTTCTTTTGGTGGGATAGCTAACAATGCTGGGGGTGGCAAAACAGGTGATATTATGTTCACAACTGTTGGTCATAGCTCTGCGGATAGTTACACTATTATACTACAAGTCCGTAAGGAATACGCATAATGGCTTCCACTAAAGATGTGAAACGCACACCCTCCGGTAAGTTGACTTATCGGGGGGAAACTTTTCCTGGATATAATAAACCCAAACGCACTCCAGGAGCTAAGAAAAAATCTGCGGTTTTAGCTAAAAAAGGTGACCAAATAAAGTTAGTGCGTTTTGGTGATCCTAATATGAGTATTAAGAAAGATCAACCAGCAAGACGTAAATCTTTTAGGGCTAGACATAATTGTGCTAGTGCTAAAGATAAGTTTAGTGCTCGATATTGGTCATGCAAGGCTTGGTAATGAAAGCAGATGATGTTTTAAAGTTGTTGGAAAAACACGAAGCAGATTGCACTGAGCGATATGCCCAAATACAAAAACAACTTGATAAATTAGATATGAGATTGTGGGGCATAGCGGTATTGATCATAGCTGCTGCGGCTGTGCCGAGGTTGATGTAATGGCAATGATGCGTGGCAATATGGCGAAACAAATCAAAAAAGCCCCTGCCAGCCGTAAGAAAAAGAAAAAACGTAAAATACCAGCTAAATACTTAGCTGGACTCAGTTCAGAAGATAAGGCTAAACGTCGTAAAGAAATACAACGTAATGCTCGTAAATCATCAAAGGATCCTTCAGCTTATGTTTTCCCAAGTGATACTAATAAGTCAGGAGTTAGAAGGAAAACAAAAGAATCTGTGCATACCAAAAAGTTCCGTAAGATGTTTGGAGGTAAAAAGAAATAGTTATGGCAAAAAAATTATCTGCAAAGCAAAAAAAGTTAGCGGCTTTTGCACCGCCACGAAACAAGATTACTCGTGCGGATATCATTACTGCGGCTAAAACAAAAGGAAAATCTAATGGCACTAAGCGCGGGAACAAAAAAGTCGCTCGCAAAAAAAGCTGAAGCGGCTCGCAAAAAAGGTAAAAAGGTTACGGCTGGACAACTCGCAAGAGTTTACAATAAAGGTCTAGCTGCATACAGAACAGGACATCGTCCTGGAGCAACACCTAGTCAGTGGGCAATGGCTAGGGTAAATAGTGTCTTGACTGGTGGCAAAGCAGCCAAGGTGGACGCACATATTTTTGGCAAAGGTAAAAAGCCCAAAAAGGAGGCTAAAAAGAAAAAATGAGTTTTTTAACAAGTAATGTCCCATACTTCAAATGTTGGGTAAGAAGGGAGTATACTTGCAATCACGAAGACTTCCATGGAGAGTTCCTTCATGCAATGGCAATAGCCGTAACGACTATGCCAAATAGGTGCTTGAGTTTTCAAGTTTTGTTCACTGGTTGTGAAAGCGATATAACTGGTGAAGAAAACGTTCATGGTGGTGCTATGTGGGCAAGGATGCCAATAACAGCTTTAGTCGGTGATACAGCGTTTGAGGGCTGGCCTGAGCCGATGGATGTATACCAAGCACAGCCTTGGGATTGTATGTCTCATACACACTCTGTGTATAGTTTAAACAGAGCACAGCCATGTCCGTGGCTTGCAAAAATAGAAGGGGAATTTTACCCAGCTAAATATTTTTTCACTGTTGACTATACAGATAGTGAAGTGGCAGATGATCCAGCTCAACACAAACAAAGCCATGTGTTAGAGTTGCTTGATGCTGGTAAATGGACAGGCAACATTGTGGCTTTGCCTAATAATCGTGTGAGGGTTACACATCCTGCTTGGTATGTAACAGGTGAGGGTGCTCCTAAGTTTAAGCCTTCACAACACATTCACTATTCAAAATCTGATTTAGACTATACAATGGATGTAAATCGGATCTTTGATAATCTTTATGCAGAAGAGGATGAAGAAGATGGCAAAAAAGATGAAGAAAAAAATGTACGCAAAAGGCGGCGCAGTAAAAAAGACCAAAATGGCTAAAGGCGGCGCAGTAAAAAAGACCAAAATGGCTAAAGGCGGTATGGTCAAAAAGACCAAAATGGCTAAAGGTGGTATGGTCAAAAAGCCTATGAAAATGTCCGTAGGCGGCATGGCAAAAGGTGGTTCTCGTAAAAAGAACGCTAATCCAAAACGTGTCGCAGGTCCGTATAGCTAATGGCAACTTCTGGGTCAACAGATTTCGAGCTTGATGTAAATGATTACATTGAGGAGGCTTTTGAACGCTGTGGCCTAGAAGTCCGCACTGGTTATGATGTGCGTACTGCTCGTAGATCTTTAAATCTTATGTTTGCTGACTGGGCAAATAGAGGTTTGAATAGATGGACTATAGATCAAAGCACTTTAACTTTATCTGCAAGTACCGCTGTTTATACTTTACCTACAGATACTGTTGATGTTTTAAGTGCTGTGATAAGAACAGGAACAGGCACAAGTCAATCGGATACACAAATCACTAGAATTAGTAGAGATGTGTATATAAACATACCGAGCAAAAACACAGAAGCACAGCCTTCACAGTGGTATGTTGATAGACAAATTGTTCCACAAATTAAAGTCTGGCCTACACCTGACAAAACGTACACGCTTGTTTATGATCGTTTAACTCGTATCGAAGACGCAGATGCCTCTGTGAACACACTTGATGTTCCATTTAGGTTTTACCCATGTTTGGCAGCAGGATTAGCCTATTACATAGCTATGAAAAAAGCACCAGAGCGTGTTCCTACACTCAAAGCTATGTATGATGAAGAGTTTGCTAGAGCAGCATATGAAGATGTAGATCGTGCAAATCTTAGTCTTGTACCGCGTAGAGATTACTATGGATTTGGTTGATGGCTTATGCATTAGGAAAATACTCTAACGGTATTTGTGATAGATGTGGGTTTAGATATCCATATCTTGATTTACGTGAGGAGTGGAATAATTTCAAAGTTTGCCCTGAGTGTTATGAGCCAAAAGCTAGGCAACTAGAACCTACACAAACAGGCTCAGATGCAGAAGCGTTGTTCCAACCAAGACCAGATGTCAAAGAAGATAATAATAAATTTATAGTTTATACCAATGTAGGATTAGGTATACTCGGCTCAGAATTAACTTCTTTTGAGGCGACAGCAAACGTCGGCACAGTTACAGTGAGCGTATCATGAGTTACACATATACCCAACTAAAAGATGCCATACAAAATTACACGGATAATAACGAGACTACATTTGTAGCTAATTTAGATCGTTTTATTAAAAATGCTGAGCAAAGAATTTTTACGACAGTAGATTTAGAGTTTTTTCGCAAAAACGCAAGCGGAGCTATGACTTCAGGCAATCAATTTTTAGCCACACCAACAGATTATCTAGCATCTTTTAGTTTATCTATAACAAACTCCGGTTCTAAATCTTTTTTGTTACAAAAAGATATGAATTATTTAGCAGAATCTTATCCGGACTCTACTGTAACAGGCGTTCCAAAATATTACGCTCATTACGATGTTACTAACTTTTTGATAGCTCCAACACCAAACTCTTCATATACAGTCGAAATAGCTTATTATCATAGACCAGCTAGCTTATCAGCTAGTAAATTTAATATTACTGTAAATAACGTAGTAGGTACGTTTGCTTTGGGAGATGTGATTACAGGAGCTACCAGTGGGCAAACCAGTGATATATCTACTTTAGTTTCAGCTACTGAATTTACGATCGGCATACCAACAGGGACATTTACTGTGGGTGAGACTGTTACAGGTAGTGTCAGTGGCGCGACTGGCATAGTTGCATCTACAAGTGCTGATACAACTACCACATGGTTGAGCGAAAATGCCACTAATGCTTTACTGTACGCATGTTTAGTAGAAGCGTATACATACATGAAGGGTGAGCCAGATTTATTACAACTTTATAACGGTCGGTTTGGTGAATCGTTAGGACGCATCAAAGATTTAGCAGAAGCTCGTGAAAACACAGATGCGTATAGAAAAGGGCTACCAAGTCAGGCAAGAACATGAAAATAGCTATCGTAGGTCTCGGTGGGAGCTACGCAGATTACATAGCCGCAAGGGTGGCTTCACAAGAATTTGACGAGGTCTGGGGTATAAATTGCATAGGGGCAATCATTCATGTGGATAAAACATTTATGATGGATCCCGTGTCTAGATTTTTAGACACAAACAATGCAGGAACTCAGACGGGGGTAGCTCGTCAATTTTTGAAAACAAATAAAAAACCTATACTAACATGTGCATTAGATAAAAGAGTAAAGCATCTAGAGCTTTTTCCTTTAAAAGAAGTAGCTTTGGAGCTTGGCTATTGTTATTTCAACAATACAGTTGCCTATGCAATGGCGTATGCAATATGGAAAAAAGTCAAACAAATTAGTTTGTACGGCATTGATTATACTTATAAAAATGTAAGCATGGCTGAATCAGGTAGAGCTTGTGTAGAGTTTTGGTGCGCCATAGCTGCTACCAAAGGCATAAAATTAGAAGTGGCACACAGATCTAGTTTATTAGATACAAATGTCCCAGATGATGAAAAACTGTATGGTTATCACAGATTAGATGACCCTTTAGTGCAAACTGTACAGAATGGTGGTTTGTTAATAACAAAACAATCTGAAATAAAACCACCGGAACCAGTCGATAATGAGCCAATAATATTTGGGAGACATGATAATGTTTGATTTAGGGGCAGGAAGTATTGGAGCAGTTAATGTTGTGACATCGGATAAAGGTGGTTTATCTAATGACCAAATAGCAGAAATGCTTGCTACTAAGTTAATTTATATTTCCAATGATGCTCCGGAGCCTATCCGCTTGCAAGCAGAAGCATTTAGAGATAGAGTAAGGAATCTTGCACAACACTATATAGAGTTGGCGAGAAAAGAAGAACGTGCTAGTATTTGCGACAAAGTTCGTGAGGCTGGTCAATTGGAACTGGCAAAAGCTATCGGGAGACTGTAATGGCAATCGCACAAGCAATGTGTACAGCGTTCAAACAAGAGTTGCTGCTAGGTACACACAATTTTGCAACAAATGGTAACGCATTTAAACTCGCTCTATACGCAGAAGGTAGTGGTGGTAAATCAAGCACTACAGCTACTTTAGGAGCTACAACCACAGCGTTTACTACTACTGGTGAGGTGGCTTCTAGTGGGACATATGCCACTGGTGGAGGCACGTTGACTAAAGTTGCACCAAGCACCTCAGGCACAACGGCACTTACTGATTTTGCTGATTTGAGTTTTACTACAGCTACAATTACAGCTATGGGTGCTTTAATCTACAATAGCACAAATAGTAATAAAGCGGTGGCTGTGTTGGATTTTAGCTCTAATAAAACATCTACATCTGGTACTTTTACTATACAGTTCCCTACAGCAGATGCGAGTAATGCCATTATACGAATAGCTTAATGGAGTAACACTGTGTCAAATATTACAGGATGGGGTAGAGGCACTTGGGGTCAGGGTACTTGGAGTAATCCTATACCTGTTGAAGTCACTGGTGTATCAGCCACAGCTACTTTAGGAACAGCCGCATCTGACACAGGCATAGTATTTGGTGTAACTGGTGTATCTTCTACAGCCAGTTTAAGTCAATTTAGTCCCGATATTATCACAAAAACTGTAACAGTAGTCAGTGGTAATCCTAGTAATCACCCATATTATAATGTTGGTTCTACTAATAAATACGCTATAAATGGTTCTACAGCCACAGCAGATGTCACTCTAGATTTAGTAGAAGGCAATACTTATAAGTTTGATCAAAGTGATTCATCTAACTCAGGACACCCATTAAGATTTAGCACAACGGCAAATGGCACACATGGCGGTGGTTCTCAGTACACCACTGGTGTGACAACAAACGGCACTCCAGGAAGTTCCGGAGCATATACTCAAATTACAGTTGCCGTGGGTGCGCCTACTTTATATTATTATTGCACAAATCATAGTGCTATGGGTTGGCAAGCAAACACCCCGAGCATTTTAGAGTTTGCACAAGTGCCTACAGGAGTGGTAGGTACAACGGCAGTAGGAAACGTCTCCCTTTTTGCAGGGACAATAATACAGCCCACAGGCGTGGCTGCAACAGGAGCGGCTGGTACAGGGACAAGCGCACCTATCGCTTCTATAGGGGTTTCCCCCACTGGTGTATCAGCAACAGGGCGAGTTGGAGAGGAAATTCTTTATAGAGAAATTATTCCAACACAAGTGCCAAACTGGACAACTATAGCAGCGTAAGGACGGAAAAATGGCGAGTACCTATGTAAACGATCTTAGACTTAATGAGCTGGGTACTGGCGATGGTTCTGGTACTTGGGGAACTACAACTAATACTAACCTTGAACTGATTGCAGAAGCATTTGGTTTCGGCACAGAAGCTATAACTACCAATGCAGATACACACTCAAGTGTGGTTGCAGATGGGGCTGCTGATCCTGTCCGAAATATGTATATAAAATACACAGGTGCGTTAGACTCAAATTGCACTATCACTATTACTCCAAATACTATGAGTCGTGTGCATTTGATTGAAAATGCCACCACCGATAGCGGCAGCTCTGGTCCGTACAGTATTATAATAAGCCAAGGTTCGGGTGCAAATGTGACTATACCGAACGGTCAAGTAGCTATGGTTTATCTTGACGGTGCTGGTAGTGGTGCGGCAGTTGTAAATGCTCTTACTAATCCTCTGCTTGCAGGTGATATAACATCAAGTGGCACATTAGGTGCTACAGGCGATACTTCCTCGGGTGATACAGCAGCAATAGGATTTACAGCAAGCGAAGGTATAATTATTACAGGTCAAGGTAGCACTAATGATGTGACTATCAAAAATGATGCTGATACTGAAGTTATAGGAATACCAACAGGTACAACCAATGTGAATATTGTTGGGGTTGCCACAGCCGCAACATTTGAGCCTGATGGTGACACATCTAGTGGCGATAATGCTGCTATCGGTTTTACTGCTGCGGAAGGTATAATCATAACTGGACAAGGCAGCACTAATGATGTAACTATCAAAAATGATGCTGACCAAGATGTGTTAGAAATACCTACAGGCACACAAAATGTGACCATACAGGGTAAACTAAGTGTAGCTGGAGATACAGCAGCGGGAGACTCGGCTGCCATAGGTTCTACAGCAGCAGAAGGTTTGATACTTACAGGCCAAGGTTCTACTTCCGATGTAACAATCAAAAATGACGCTGATGCAACTGTTGCTTCAATAGCCACAGGAACAACTATTTTTACGATATCTGATGATATTGCAGTTACAGGCCGAGCAGTTGGTAGCCAAGATGCTGATCAAGCAAGCTCTGGTGATGGTGGTACAATCACCATGAATTTAGCAGATCACAATAACTTTGAAGTAAGTATAGGCCATACCACCACATTGACTTTTAGCAATCAAACTGTAGGGCAAACAGGGTGTATTTTCTTAGATAAAACTAGCTCAAGTGCCGTGAGTTTTAATACGATAATAGCTATAAACGCATCTTCACAAGCAGCCTTATCTACTTCTGGGGTTTATCTTTTAACATATATGGTAAAGGCTGCGTCAGGCACAGGAAGCATTTTAGTTTCTGTATCAGGTGCGCTGACCGCAGACGGATAGGGGTAGTTACGCATGAGTCTATTACATGGAGTAGGTTCAGGTCTTGGTGGGTCAGGCGATTCTGGAGGTGCGCTAGGTTCGTTTTATAGTACAACTATAGGTCAGTCTTTGCGTATGAACAAAGCTGACAGCCCTAGATTGATAGATTCATCCGTTTCAAGTGACGGTAATAGAAGAAAGTTTACCTTTTCTTTTTGGATTAAATTTGCCAAAGCCACAGAACTTTATGATGTTGTTATTGGTGCTGGCGGTTCAGCTTCTTATCCAAGTGCTATGATAGGTTTTCATAACCAACGGCTCACTTATAAAGATTACAGACACCCAAGTTATACGAGTGATGTGATTACTACGGCTAAATTTCGTGATGTGTCTTCTTGGTATCATTTTGTAGTCGCTGTTGACACTGAGCAAAGCACCGCAGCCAATAGGGTGAAAATGTATGTAAATGGAACTCAGTTAACAGATTTTGATACAGCTTCATACCCTAGCGAAGATTATGACACTTTGTTTCAAGACTCAACATCTGGAAATGAACCCTTAATAGGTTTTACTCCGGGATTTGATTACATGGATGGCTACTTAGCCGACATTTACAATGTTGATAATGCACAGCTTGCACCGACTGAATTCGGGGAGACAAAGGACGGGGTGTGGATTCCAAAAGAATATTCTGGTAGCTTTGGTACAACGGGCTATCACCTTACTTTTTCTGATAGTTCTTCTATTGGTGCTGATTCATCAGGAAACTCTCACTCGTTTGATACAGTTACAAATTTAGCCGCAACCGATGTTGTGAAAGATAGCCCGACTAATAATTTCCCAACGATGAATAATTTAGTCACTGTTGGCAAGGGTCAGTCTATTTTTGGGGCTTTTACTGAAGGTGCTTTAAAAGTTAGAAATACAGCCAGTAATTACTCTCAAGCAATAGCAACTCAGGGTGTTACGACAGGAAAATACTATTATGAGTGTTATATTACTGAGGCTGGGTATCCATCTTGGATGATCGGTTGGATGGTTGCTGGCATGAATGGACTTAGAAATGTTGAGTTCCCAACTAATGCTGGCGCGGCTGATGCAGAACAAGCCTCATTCACAGGTTTTGGTTATTTTACAAGTAGCAATCTTTATATCTCTGATTGGGGAGACACAAGTAATGGTATAGCCACACAACAGTTTGCACACAGTGGCGCACATAGTGCTGGAGATGCTCCAACAACAGGAGATATAATTGGTGTTGCCGCAGATTTTGATAATAGAAAACTTTATTGGCACATTAATGGTGAATACATAAATTCAGGATCAGGCACAAGTAACCCGTCAACAGGCGCAAATGCAAACTCTACATACACTGCATCTGAAGCACCTGATGCTAATCATAAGTTTCCGTGGTTAATGGGTTATGGCACATCCTCATTTGTTTTTAATTTTGGTCAAGATGATAGTTTTGCTGGAAATAAAACAAGTGGGTCTGCGGCTGCTTCAGATGGTGATGGTAATGGTGAGTTTTATTATGCCGTGCCAACAGGGTTTAAGGCTCTTTGCACTTCCAATTTTCCAGACGTAACAATCGGTCCCGGACAAAGCACTTTAGCGTCTGACGTTTTTGGCACAGTGCTTTACAGTGGCAACAGTGGAACAAATGCCATTACAGGGCTTGGTTTCCAACCTGATTGGGTTTGGGTGAAAAGTAGAACTAATACCTATAATCACGAATCATATGACAGTGTTAGAGGAGTAAACAAAAGAATTTACCCAGACTCTCCAAATGCTGAAGATACGGGTTCATTATCAGCATTTGGCAGTGATGGTTTTACCCACACAAGCGGATCAATAGGCGGCAACGCAAGCGGTCAGACATATGTCGGGTGGTGTTGGAAAGCTGGTACATCGTTTAGCAATGACGCATCTTCAACAAGTGTAGGTAATGTTGATAGTGCAGGGTCAGTAAATCAAGCAGCAGGATTTGGTATTATAGGATACACTGGTGTTGGTCAAAGTGAGATGGATATTGCTCATGGGTTGGGGACTACACCAGAATTAATCTGGTTAAAAGACAGGGATACCAATTCTAACAACAACCAGTTTCATGGTTGGCATAAAGATATTAGCACTGATTATATTTATCTTAGTGGCTCTGGAGCATCAGCTACTGAAGGTGATGGTTATGGCACGTTCAAGTCCGCGCACACTGATGCACTCGTAAAATTTCGCACTAACGGCTCTGCTAACACTATGACCGAAAGTGGTGATAAATATATAATGTACCTATTCTTTTCTGTTGAGGGCTACAGTATGGTAGGAACTCATAAGGGAAATGGGGCGGATGATGGAACCTACGTCTACACAGGATTTAGACCTGCTTACGTTATAATCAAAAACGTAGATTCTTCTGGTTCTTGGATCATTTTTGATAGTACTAGAGAAGGGGGTGTTCACAACATTGTTAATGACCACCTGATGGCAGATACTACGGCAGATGAAGGAACTGATAACGATATAGATTTTTTAAGTAATGGATTTAAATGTAGACGTGCATCTGCATCTTTTAATACCGCCCATCAATTTATCTTTTTAGCCATTGCAGATTTGCCATTCAAATTTGCGAACGCGAGATAGGAGAATATAAAATGCCGTGGAAACTCAATGGTAATATCGTTGATGAGGGTCGTGCTTGGGTTCATAATAACATCCAACACCCAAAAACCTGGATGCGATATAGCGATGATTTGAAAAAACAATATGGTTTAACATGGGAAGACCCACCAGCATCATTCGCTCCGTATGATGGTAAATTTTATCATGGTAGACAGAGTGATGGTACGTTAATACCTAAAAGCCTTACAGATATAAATGTGGTTGATGACGATGGAAAAGCTGTTAATGACCCCAAGACTGGTCAGCAAATGGTTCAGCTTGGTCTTAAATCTATTTGGGTCGCACAGACAAAAGAAACGGCAAATAGTAAATTGGCAGTTCATGATTGGTATATTACTCGTAAAGCGGAAAAGTCTACAGCCATACCTAGTTCAGTCACTACATATAGAGATGCCGTTCGCACTAAATGTGGAGAAATAGAAACAGCTTTAAATGGTGCATCAGATTTAGCGGCATTTATGGCTTTGTTTCAAGATGAGCATAATGCAGATGGTACGTTAAAAACTATTGCAAAAATTAATGATTGGCCTGATGAGATTTAAACTGTGCCTTTAACAAAACTACAATTCCGTCCTGGGATCAATAGAGATATAACATCTTTTTCTAATGAAGGTGGTTGGGTTGATTGTGATCGAGTGCGGTTTCGTTTGGGTTATCCTGAAATTATAGGTGGCTGGGAAAAGTATACTGATGAAACATATCTTGGCACAGCTAGGGGTTTATTTAATTGGGCTGCTTTAGATGGCAGTAATTTACTAGGGTTAGGCACGGAAGTCAAATACTATATAGAAGAAGGCCAACAATTTTATGATGTAACCCCTATTAGAAAAACTTCCACAAACAGTATCACATTTGCTGCTACAAATGGTAGCTCTACAATAACAGCTACAGATAGTAATCATGGGGCGGTGGTAGCTGATTTTGTAACAATATCAGGAGCTGTTAGTTTAGGTGGAAATGTTACAGCAGCCGTGTTAAATCAAGAATATCAGATAACAAGTATCCCTACCGCTAATACTTATACATTTGAAGCCAAAGATACATCAGGCGCAACAGTTACAGCAAATGCTAGTGATAGTGGTAATGGTGGCTCTGGGGTTGATGGTGTTTATCAAATTAATTCAGGCCTAGCAAATGGAGTCGGTGGCACAGGTTGGGGTGCGGGAACATGGGGCAGAGGTACTTGGGGATCTGCTGCTACTGTAGGCGTAACAACACAATTAAGGTTGTGGAGTCATGATAATTTTGGTGAAAACTTAATTATTAATCCGCGTGATGGTGCTATATATTACTGGATCAAAGGTGATGGTTTTTCAACAAGAGCAGTTGAAATTGGTGCAATAGGTGGGGCTAATGAAACTCCTATCATAGCAAAACAAATATTAGTCTCAGATGTTGATAGACATGTAATTGCATTTGGGACAAATCCTGTGGGTAGTTCTACACAAGACCCTCTTTTAATACGTTTTTCAGACCAAGAAAATGTTCTTGATTGGGAACCAACTGCAACTAATACTGCTGGCGACTTACGCATAGGCACAGGTTCACAATTTGTAAAAGCTATAGAAACTAAACGTGAAATAGTTATTTTCACAAATAGTTCCATACACTCTATGCAGTTTATTGGTAGTCCGTTTACTTTTGGTATACAACCTCTTGCTTCTAATATTACCATCATGGGTCCAAATGCAGCAGTTGCTGTAGAAGATGCTGTGTTTTGGATGGGAAAACAAAACTTTTATCTGTATGATGGTAAAACACAACAATTACCATGTAGTGTAACTGAGCATGTGTTTTTTGATTTTGATTTTGATCAGTTTGAAAAAGTGTACGCTGGTATTATATCAGAGTTTAGTGAAGTTATTTGGTTTTATCCTTCTAATACAAACTCATTAGCTAATGGTGGGACAGGTGAAAATGATAGATATGTCATTTACAATTACTCAGAAAACATTTGGTATTATGGTGATTTAGGCAGAACAGCATTTATTGATAGAGGTATAAGAGATTTTCCAATAGGGGCAGCAGACAATTACCTATACAACCATGAGTCGGGGTATACAGATGATGGCGCAGCATTAGTAGCAAGTATTGAATCTAGCCCGATTGATATGGGTGAGGGCGATCAATTTACTTTTATACGCAGAATTATACCTGATTTTACATTCATAGGTTCTACTAATACAGACCCTACTGTAAATGTCACATTGCAATCCAATAATTTTCCGGGAGGTAATTATTTGCAAAGTGAGGTAGCGCAAGTAGATAGAACAGCTACTTCTACAACAGTGCCTTTTGAAAAATTTACAGATAAAGCTGATGTTAGGTTAAGAGGTAGAGCATTTAGTATAAAAGTAGACTCATCATCTGTAGGTACAAGATGGCGGTTAGGTAGCCCACGAGTTGATATGAGACAAGATGGGAGAAGGTAATGGCTACTAATGTTACACCTTTTCCTAGATTACCGACTCCTGGGAAACAAATAGATGAAAAATATATAACAGATTTAATCAGAGCATTAGAAATATTTTTGCGGCAAATGCAAAATCCTCAGCTTAATTTTCAAGAGGTTCCTACAAGTGGTAATAATAATTTGTTAGAACAAGGGGATATTTATATAGCCGATGGTGGGTTTTTGAAAATAATTGGAAAAACAGAAATATTTAGTGGTAGTTTTGAAGCCACTGGTTCTTTAGGAAGTGTAACAGTATCTGTTTCATAAGGTTGCATAGTGCGGATATTAGGTTTATGATGCAAGCAGCAAGTTTCAGGATTAGCTACCCTGCATCTCATTTTATAAGGAAAGTAAGATGCAAGGTATAGCCACTTTACCCTACGAAGTACAAATGAGACCGATGATCCCTGTCGGTGGTTTAG